AGTGGATAATTGTCACCTGTACGGTGATACATGATGAAGATACCATCCTCGATGGCATTGAGATCCAGTCCGTTGGTAATCACCTTGCGAAGCGTATCGAGGGTGATGCGGGTGATGTTACCATTACTGTCAACAATCGGGAATGTCTGATTGCTGTTAACTGTTGTTACGGCATTAACCGTTTTTAATGTCTTTACTTCCATAATTCTATAAAATTAAAGTTTGTTACCAATTTAAATCCGTCTCTCCAGTCCAAAATACACCTCTTCCTATACCGGATTTGTCTGGTACTGGAATTAACCATTCAGGGTTTACGTATATGCAACTTGCAGATTCGCCGCCCACCAATTCATGCCAGCCACCAATATCACAAAAATGTACTGTCTGATTGTTGTTGCCGTTGATAACTCTCCATTCCTTACCGTTTCCCATGCCCGAAAAAGCATAATAGTAATCTGAGGAAGTGTTAAAAACCACAACATCGATTGGCAGACCCGACAAATCATCGGTATTCGACGGACTGTAAAGAGGTATGTAATAAAAAGTCTTATTATCCGATGTTGTGCCTGTTTTGAGACTTACATACGTACCCGGTTGATCTGCTCCTTTTGAATACACATACATATATGTACCTTTAACTACTGCCGTAATCTTTTCCCTGTGCCCAAACATTCCACGGCAAAGTACGTCACTTGTGTAAAATCGGTTGCTTCGCTTTTTTTCGCTGTTGTAGCCCTGGCTGTACATATCGCCATCAAACCACATTCGCCCATCGCTACCAAAGGTAATATTACCCACGACTTTGCCGTTATTATCCACGCAATTTAGACTTTACGTCACCGTTTTTTGCCTGAAAGATAATGTTGCCATTGGCATCTTTCATGTCGATGGTCTCAACACCCAGATTTTTGACTAAGGCGTACTGCGCTAGTAATATCTTTGCTGCCACCATGCTGAACTGTACACTGAGTTTCCAGTTTCCGCTGCCCTTATTCGATTCATAGTCGGCAAGCGGTGTTACGGAGGAACTTTTCGTGTGTTTCTTGTTGCATTCGTAGTATTTGCCTTTATACTCGATAACATCAAAGAAGGCGACCTCATTGTTCTCAAGTGGATAAAAGGTGAATCCGTCAGAGAGCGAATCCCAGTCCTGGGGACCTCTCATATACTTTCCTTTTTCGCCCTGGTTGCCCTTGTCGCCTTTTTCTCCTTTATCACCCTTTTCGCCTTTATCACCCTTGTCTCCTTTGTCTCCCTTGTTTCCCGCCGTGCATATCGGGGATGTGGAAGTACTCGTACCATCGGTATAGGTGATGACGGATTTTGTCCAGATATAGAATCCATTCTTCCATGTCGGCGCCTTATCCTTCACCCATGAGCCTCCTGCGAGCGAGGTTGCCGATGAGGATAGATAATAATATTCCTCAATCTTGGCGATGCCCTTCCCGGATGGCAGGCAGACTGGCTCGCTCAGCTTCTCGTTCCCGTTCGTATAGTAGATATGGGTGCGAGTCCAGATATAGTGACCATTCTGCCAGGCAGGCGCATTGGTCTGCCAGCCCGTTGTAGGAGCAGTAGAGCTGCTCGTGGAGTCTGCATATTCCACATCGGTGTTGGAAACGCCAACACCGATGCGGTTGAATTTGATTGTTATTGTTTTTCTTGTCATTACTTCTCAGAATCAATTGTGAGACCAATATCGCTGTATCCGCCGTTGATGCAATCCTGTCTTGTCACGGTGAAGGAACTGAGCGCCTTGGTATTGTTTCTGCTTGCTTCCGTGTTGAGAACCACGCCCGACTGTGACTTCAGGGTGAAGAAGAACTTGGAATCCACCACGTTGTTCGTGCCTCTGGTCACAAGCTTGGGAGTATAGGTCACCGATCCGTTACCCGAAGTATCCTCGTCGATGCTTCCGTCTGAAGGAGATGGATGAGGTTCTATCTCGTAAGGATCACTTGTATCGATGACGGTCTGAAAATCGAAGCCCAGCATACTGTCCTTGCTCATGCTGCTGTTGTTATATACCTCTACCATGAATTCTCTCGTGCAGTTTACATCGGAAGCCTTCACGGTTATGGTAGAACCACTGGCCCCCGAAATCTGCTCCCAGCCGCTCGCCGTGTTGGCGGCTCTGTACCACTTATAATACAGTCCGCTGGAAAGCGTCTCGTTGCCCTGCGTGGTCTTCGCCTTCAGCACGCAGCTGTCTGTAGGACTCTGGAGCGTGAACATCTTGCTGTCTCCAGCCATGATGGTGACTCTGTAGGCGGTTCCGGTATAAGGGCCCACGGGTATCGTGTACGTCTCCTGGATATCATCCGTCAGATCCGACTGCTGTCCTCTGGCTGTAATCTTACCTACCATCTTGATGACGATAGATGCGAACCGGGAAGCTTCAGCGAGATTCTTCACGATTCTCAGGCCATAGTATGGCTGGCTCGTACCAGGACGGATGATTTCGAACATTCCGGCAAACAGTCCGTCTGATACGCCGGTGGAAGCAAAAGTAATCTCGGAGTCGTTGAAGTAATACCTCATGCTTACCGGAGTGACAGAACCTTCAGCAGCTCTCGAAGATGTGCAGACGAAGTACAGTTCCGGTCTGGTCTTGGAGAAGTCCGGGTATGTCACCACCTGGTCTCCTATCTGCTGGTATTCCTGATACAGGTCTCCGCTAGGCGACTGGATCAGCGGAGTATAAGTACCAAGCTTACTGAGAAACTTGATATGGACGGTTTTACTTGCGCTGCTCATACTTTATTCCTCCTTGTTTTCAGGTTGAACACTTGTCTCCTCGCCGGAAACCTCCTCACCGGAAACCTGCTCGCCGGAAACCTGCTCGCCAGGTTCCTCCTTGCCCTCTGCATTCTCGGAAGAGGATTCCTCCTTGCCCTCTACATTCTCGGAAGAGGATTCCTCCTTATCCTCGGTTCCATCTGCAGCAGGCTGCTCATCGATGACGAATCTCTCGTCTGTAGCTACAGGCAGAAGATGAGTACACTCACCATCCTGCTCCTGCTTCGCAGAATCCCCGTCGAGGGCTACAGCGCCTATCTGCGCAAGAATCTGCTCGAAGTTGATGAGACTTCCGAATACCATGATGTCCTGCATCCAGAGCAGGAAATTGCCGTCCTTGAACTGTGTACGGTCATTCTCAAGGTGCAGGAACTCTGCCACCTTGCGGTTTGCTTTTACATATTTTTCCATAGTTATACTGATAATTAAAAATTTTCTGAAAATTAATGAAACACGATGGCCTTGCCGTCACCGTCTGTTATTACCTTTCCGTCGCTGTCTGCCAGCAGAGCCAGCGGATTGAGGATTACCGGGTCTATCTGCAGGATTCCTCCCAGCTTGGCATCCATCAGGTCTGTGGGGATGGTAGGAGTGAGTCCGTGACCCTGCAGAACGAAGTTTATCGCCTTCGTATGACTGTTGGTACCGAGATACCATAGTGGCAGAATATCCTTGGTAGGGTTCGGGAGTTCCCCCACATTATCATACAGGTAGGCTCTCGGATTGATATTCCTGGTTCCCGGCTGAAGACTATCTATCGCATCCAGCACCTCTGCGTCTATAGGCGGAATTCTTCTTGCTATGGTGATCACCTTCGATGGCGAAGAGTCTGAGAGCTGCACAGCCGATGGGTTGCCGGCTGCGCTGTACTTAGCCCGGCATCTTATTGTGACCTGCTCGCCCATCAGTGAGCGGTCCAGCGTGGCTGTGGTTCCGTCTGAAGAGATCTTCAGCTCCAGGTCGTCTGCCGTCACTGCCGTGAAGCTTCCATTGCTGCGGGCTATCTCCCATACGAATGCCCGCTTGCCGGTGCTGCATTCCTCTGTTCCCAGACGGAGAGATGCCGTGATGGTCTGCTTGTCTTCATCCCGCGTCGGGTTGTAGTAACTGCTTCCGCCAGAGAGCTGGAGCACTGGAATGTAATGCGTCGCATTGCGGCAGGTAATAGAGAAATCTTCTATAATATTATATATCTGCCCCGTTCGGGGATCCATATACGCTGCCTTAAACCTAAGGAGAATGGGCTTCTGCGGTGCGGCATTGACATACCAGAGCAGCTTGCCGTTCTCGTCTCCACTCGTAGTGATCACATATTTCCCTGCCGTGCTCGTCAGAGGTGTTTTCTCTTCCACTCCGTCTATAACCCTGCGCCAGCTTACGTCTGTAAGCTGGGCATTGACACAGCCACTCGTCAGTATCAGGTCTCTGTCGATAATGCCGATCACCGGCTTGATGCAGACCGGCACGAGGGAATAATCCGGCGAATATTCTCCCGAGTCAGCATCATAGGTCTGCTCGTTCGGCACACCGCCTCCCAGCGTTATCGATTTATTGACCTGCAGCGGCTGGTAATTAAAATCAAATCTTATCTGTTTCATGATGATGATGTTTATTTATGGTTTCATATAATCTAAGGATACGGATTGCCTGTCGGCCTCATTGCCCATACCGTCCCTCAGGATGACGGTGGCGGTGAAGCTGATCTTCTTCGGCACACCGTCGCTGTCCAGCGAGAGGTCTTCCTGGGTCAGGACGATAGACTTGCCTGCACCTCCCCGCTTCTCAGCCCAGACGTTATCCGAGGTAACGCGCTGCACCCCCTGCGAGTTCTCCGTATATCGGGTCCAGGCAACATCCGTATCGAGGATGTCATCCGTGATATCCTGCCCATACAGGGTTGCCACGATGGTGAGCGGGGCGATGAAGTTGTCGAAGTCGTAGATGGCTTCCGCTTCCTGAAAATCCACGGAGAAGGCAGGGTTGCCCTCTATCATTGCCCAGTCGGTGCTGTTCCATCTCGGCACTGCATGGGTTCCCGTCTTCTGGCATCTCCACTTGCAGCCGGTGTACCATACGTCTGATGTCTCATATTTGCCGGTTTCATCGTTGAGCGATGCGCAGTAATACTGGGCAGTCTCGTCAAAATTGCCTCTGTCCACATAGGTTACTACCGGCTTGCCCTGATAGTCTATCTGGATGATGTCCTGGGTGATGATGCCGGCTGCATACATATAGTCCCGGTCCTTCATCAGTGGCAGGTTCATCTCCTTCAGGAAGGATGGCATATCTCCGAACACCATACCGTAGTTCCAGTTCTCCAGGATAGGCTTGGTCACGCCCGTGAGCTTCACGATCCTGCCTTCAGAACTCGACAGGTAGAAGCATTGCTGCAGGCTCTCGTCCGTCTGGTTTCCCCATCGGGCGATATTCATAAGTTCGCAAGGAGGAAAATTCTTTCCGGCAGGAACCTCGTCATCGGGATAGAGGGAAACTTCGATGTAGTTGGTTACGGCATTCACGCTGTTCACTCTCATCCATGAGGTGTAGTAGAGAGCCTCCGTGCCTTCCACTGCAGCAGTGGCGAGGTTATTCACAATACCCTTCAGTACGTTGTTAACGTGCTGGGCAGTGAAGTAGCCCTTGTACTTCTGGCGGAGATGAAGCCCGTAGCAGTTATCTCCCAGATAGCTGACGCTCTCGATGGTGTCGCTCTCCGTAAAGAGCTGGTCTCCCTCCAGAGCGGTCAGGCGGTTCACGATGAGTTCCATCACCTTCATGTATGAGCGTACAGTGATGCTCTCCACCTCGGCATTGCCGATGGTATCAATCTGTGCACCCTTGCCGCCATTGATTCCTGCCACGAAATCACCGAACCTTGCACCTTCGGCAAACCGGATCAGCTTCTCTGCCACGTCGGCAATATCCTTGCGGAGAATCTTCCTGCTTGCCTTGCCGTTTTCTGAAAAATCATCGGTTTCATCGGCAAAACCTGCCTTTATCTTCTGGTCGAGGAAGCGGAGATATCCGTTGAACTCCGACAGTGCATCCAGCACCTCGATGTTACTGTGGCGGTGGCCTACTCCACCTCCTCCTGAATAGGAGTCCGACAGATTCCCCACCAGACTCTCCAGGATAGCTGCCAGCGTGGTGACGCCCCATTCTTCCGAATAAGGACTCTGCACCGGGAAGAGAGCCCCGCTGCTAAGCGTAAGCCTAGAGCATTCAACTAAGCGCGGGGCGATAGTAAAATTTCCCAGATCCGGCAGCTGGATATCCATCTGCTTGAAGCTTCCCACTTCCGAGCGGGAAAGGTTCAGGTACGGACGGGCATCTGAGTATTTGTAGGTGAAGGTATAGTTCGAAGGCAACTCCTTCGCCTCGTAGTTCACGTCACTCTCGATAACGGTTATCTTTCTCAGCGAACTGCCATGGTAAACATACTTGCCCAGAGACGGGAAGAAATCAAGCAGCCACTGGCGTTCCTTCTTATCCAGGTATCCGGTGTTCTTCTTGAACTTCCTGGTGGTATCTACACGGTATTCCTCCGAGTCATCCTCAATCTCTGCCACGTTGTGGGTATGCTCTGCAGTGTTCTCGCTATTGCCATAAGCCCTGAAGCAGTCCACTCCACCCAGCGAATTCTCAAAGAGGAACCATTCCTCCTCTTCGCTCTTCATGCCACCGGCAAAGTATTGCTGCACGTAGGTAACCCGCTCTCCAGCCTGCTCTACCCAGATTTCGTAACAATGTGGCAGGGCATCCTTGCCTATCAGCTTGGCGATGATGGCGTATTGCACCGGAACGGTATATACGTTCCCTGCCTCCAGGCTTGCCAGCGTTAGCACCTTTTCGTCGTAGGTAGCTCCGTTCCACAGATATGCCTTACACTTCACCTCGCTGGCTTCAGCTGCATAGTAGGTAAGAAATTCCGGGGAATAATAGGTCACCTCCTTTACCTGTGGCTGCCAGGTGAGGAAATTGGTTTTCAGAAAATTCGCAGCAGAATCCGCCAGTCCGTCCACTCCGGCTCGGATCACAGAGAAGGAGAATTCCTTCTTGCTGCCTTCATTTCCTACCTCATAGACGGAAGCCACGAATTTCTTCATGATGTTCTGCTGAATATAAGGTTCGATTGAATCCCTTACATCAAAACTCAGCAAGGGAAGAATGATATCCTTGACGGATACCGTAACTCGGTGATTGTCGTTCGGCGTATAGGTATGCTGAACGATGTTCTGCTCTGCTCCCTGGTAACGAAGGGCGAAAACCACGTCTGTCTCCGAGTCGTTGTAGATCTCGAAGGCATTCATGGAGCCTACCAGGCTCAGGGCATCTGGATATAATAAAACCTGTATCATCTTAATGTTGGGTTGATTATTGATAACGCAAAATTAAGATAATACAGGTAACTTTCAAAGGACTCCTGCGTCCTAGATCTTCTCACATTCCAGCCATGTCGTGGTGCTGTGGTACACCCATTTGGAGTGACGGAACATCGTCGCATGTCTGGTCTTCTGGCTTACAAACGTCCTCTGCAGACCGTATTTCTGCCCCACATATTCGGCTGAAGGAAGAGGTGGATAGATAATCTTGAAGGTGCGGTCCTTGTCGTCTCCCGAATTCTCATAATCGCTGTCCGATACCTCCACCGTCTCTTCATGGCCAACCCACTTATAGCTGCAGCTCAAGGCTGGCATCACGTCTGCCATCCGCTCTGCCTCATTGATTGGCATAGTAAGGGCGATGGTCCTGAGTTCGCTTTCCGTAGGCTCGCTTTTCCCTCCGAGGGTAAACTTCAGCTTGTTGAAGAAGAAGCTCACGCCCCTGATCACCACCTTGGCATAGGATGGCAGGTTCTGCTTCTGCGACTGGGTGAGCAGCAGCTTCACCTTGAGTTCCTGGAGTGAATTCCTCAGGAGGAGGTCGTACTGGCGGTAGAATTTCTCGAAGATGCCGTCATCACCATTATATACCAGGGCATAATCGAATATCTTGCGGTAGAGGGATTCCTCTGAAGCATGGGATGGCGGACCGAATCGGTTGTCGTATTCGTAGTGGATATCGTATGCCGTGACGGTTCCGCAAGGCATTCCGTCGGTCGATACATACGGGAAGGCTAGCATCACCGGGGTAGTCACCGCTTCCTCGCTGCTCTCCGAATTGTCCTCGGTGGCAACCTTCATCGATGAGTTGAGCGTGGCATAACTGCCTATGTAGAGGAATCTGCCCATCTCGCGGCTGATGGTATCATCGTCTGCCGACTGGCGGTACTTCAGCGTTCTGGTCTCCGGAATCATCTCGGGTATCTCGATATCCTGGGTGTCGGTATCTTCCTCTCCGGTATCATAGCTCTGCGAGCCCTCGCCTATCTTCGATTTCACATGATAGTTGCCCGAATATCCGTCCTTGTAGAAACAGCCATCCACCTTGTCGAAGTAGGCGCCCGTGTTCTTCGCCAGCATATCCTTCAGGTCGTCGTAGCTGTCCTCTGCATCACTGTCTGCCTGGTGCTTCGCCCGCAGCACCACACGCTTGTAGTCGGATGCTGTCTTATAAGATAAGGTAGGCTCTTCGGTCATCTGGCGGGTGAGATCTGCCACCGGTGCGCTCTCCACGGCATCCTTCAGGAAGATGATGCTCGCCTGGTGAGTTCCTTCATCGGAGACGAATTCGCAAAGGAACTTTTTCCGAAAAACAGAGAGGAAATCGGAGACGGAAACGTCCGGCAGAAGGTCCTCGATGCGGATATGCCCGTTCACCATCACATCGATCACATTGTTCACCAGCACCATCTTGGTAAACGGCTCTGTCTGGGTGAAGAAGTTCTCCTGCAGGTCGTAGCCGAAATGCTTGAACACCCGCTTCAGCACGTAGTTGGCTCTGATGAACGGAGAGATGTAGTAGCCCCGGGTAAGACTCACCGGAATCTCGTTTACATATTCCGTGCGGTTGAATTCGCCCTGAAACCTGTTCGACTTTCCGGCACACGTCACGAAGTCGTAGGCATCGGGAGCTGCCACATACTCGTAGCCTCCGGTGTTCTTGAACCGCCAGTACTTGGCATCCGGCAGCTTCTGCTGGTTGCCCCATCCGTTCAGTATCTTGTAGTCGTAGCCGGTATCCTTGCCCGAGTCGTCGGTGAGCAGCACCGGGAAGATGTCGTAGTTCTCGTTTTTCCCGCCGATGAGCGAACGGCAGAAACTGATACACTCGTCGATGGTGCTGCACCCCGGTATCATCTCGTCCTTGAAGATGCTCTTCAGCTTCACGTTCTGTATCTTCGAGTAGAAGGATCCGTCGTTGATGTAGAAGGAAGAGGAGATGTTGCCCTTGTGCTGTGCCGAGAGCACGATCTGCCTGCACTGGGCAAAATACTCTCCGTCCTCGATGCTCACGTTGGCAGCCACCATCTTTTCTCTCAGACCGAAGGTGTCGGGATATCCCAGAATCATGCGGTTGTAGTCGCTTGCCGGGATATCCAGCGGGGTAGTCGTCTCCCCATAGTCGTTGAAGAACGGATTGGTCCGTTCCACCTCCAGCTTGGCACCTTCGCCAAGCTGGTAGGTTTTTCCCTTATCCAGATTCGTTATTTTCATAGATCATCATTTATTTTTTGGCAAATTTCCTCGCCTGGTTTCTCAGTTCCTGCTTGGCATCAAGCTCCGTGAGCGAGATATGGGAGTGAATTCCGTTGTTGCGAAGCTCCCTGAGCAGTGCCAGGAGCTCGTCATTACTACGTCCCGACGCAGTAATTCCTGCGTCGCGATGCGGGAATTCCTGCGTCGCGACGTAGGAATCAGCCCCACTAAGACTTGGTACGGAGCGGGTGCGGAGAGGGTACGGAGCAGGTCCTATGCTGCCTCCCAGTGCCCTGCCCTGCATGGCCATCAGATATTTGCCCATGTCGAAGGTGCGTATCTGACCGGCTCGCTGGGCTGCATCCATCAGGTGGATGAGCGGGGCGATGGTAGGATTTTCCAGGGCGGCATTCGATGCTACCCACTCCTTGCTCCTTCCGGAAGGACCCTCGCCCACTATCACCGTAGGATGGTCGATATACCCCCGCTTGCCAGGTGAGTATTCGGCATTGAAGTGCTTGCCGTCCTGCTCACGTTCCACATCGATGCGTCCACCGCTCTCCCTTCCGCTGGCTATACGGCTGCCTGCCGAAGAGGTTCCGCTGGCTGATCCGTTGAGGGTCATGCGCTTCACCTTCTGGCGCTCGGCATTCGCCACGGCAAGCTGGGCTGCACCCGTCACACCCATCAGGGCAGCTGCCACGCTTCCGGCTATCGGACCCATCTCGCTGTATGCCTTCATGATGGAGGTGGCAGTATTCGAGATGATCTGAGCTGCCTGCATGGCGAAGTTCACGTCGGCATACTTCTTCTGTATCTTCAGCTTCTCGTTGGCTTTCTTCTTCTCCAGCTTCTCCTGCAGCTCGGTGTTGCCCTCGGCAGCCTTGATTTCTGCATCATACTTGGCATCCACGTTCGCCATCTCGGCATTCTGCAGCGCACCCACGGCATTGCTGAAGAGGTCGGTGTAATACTGTGCCTGCTTCATGAAGGACTCCTTCTTCATCTGCTGCACCTTCTTCTCGTATTCCTCCTGGGTGATATACTGATTATCGAGAGCCGTCTGAAGCTGCTCCAGCTGCCTGTCGTATTCGCTCTGCTGGTCGAAGCCGAGAGCCTGCCTTGCCTGCTTCTCCTTGTCTGCCTGCTGGGCAAGCTGCTCGGAGTGCTTGGTGGTATATTCCGAGTCTATCTGCTTCTGGGCATCCTTGTATGCCTTCTCTACCTGAGTGGTGTCCTCGCCGTTCTGCTTGGCGAGGTCGAGAGCTGCCTGGTAATATCCCTTCAGTATTTCCAGCTTCTGGTCGCGCTGCTGTTCCAGGGTCAGCTCCTGCTGAATCTCGCCCTGCTCCATCACCTTGGCAAGCGCATCCTGATAAGCCTGCTCGGCTGCCACCTGCTGGTCGAAATGTGCCTGCTCTGCCTTGCGCTGGTTGTCCAGCTGCTTATCCTGGAGTGATTTCTTCTTCTCACCGTCCTTGATGCCGATGTTCTGCGACTGCTCGCTGTAGGAGGTCTCGATGGCGAGGATGTTGGCAGTATGCTGGGTCTTCAGCGCTTGCATGGCGAGGTCGTACTTCTCCTGAGATACCTGCTTCTGGGCGAGAGCCATGTTCCAGTTGTTCACGTCCTGCTGATAGTCCTGGTTGGCTGCATCGATATCCGCCTGGCGGTTTTCAGAAAACTTCTTCGATGCGATATCGTCGGGATTAGGCTTGGAGGTGGTATTTGTGGTTCCGGTATGGCCACCAGTTCCGGTATGATTGCCCGTTCTGTCACCGCCGCCACCGCCGTTTCCTCCGGCTTTTTTAGGAGTCACAATACCGATATCCGCAATCTTGGAATTCAGTTCGTCTATCTTTCCATTTACGCGGTCTATCTGCTGCTCGGTATTGTTAAGCGCCTTCTTGGCATTCGTCTCCGTATCTGTGCCGAAGAACTTGGAGACACCACGGATAAAGCTGTTCTGTGGGTGAAGGATGTTGTCTGTTTTTGCATCATGATAAGTCTTATCCTGCTCGTCTCTCTTATCCTCAAGGTCGCTTTTCTGCTTATACAGATCCACCAGTTTATCCTTGTATGCCTTCAGCTTGATTTCCTTCTCCAGAGAAACGAGATAGTCATCGATAGCATTCTTGTTATCTCTGGTAAGTCTTCCCTCTTCAGAGAGCAGTCCGTTATAACCAGGAATAATCTTCTTGAGTTCGTCGAGAGCTTCCTTGCGTCTGTTCATGGAGATCTTCTCGTTGCGCATGGTCTCGTTGAGCTGCTTCACCTTGGCGGTCTGCTCGTTCACCTGGGCGTTCAGGTCTCGCTCCATGGTTTCCAGTTCCTTGGCCGAAGCTGCTGCCTCTTTCTGCTTTTTATGCATATCCCATAATTTTAGGGAGAGAACCGTTACTCCTGCAGCTATCAGCCCGAAGACGCTTGCCTTCATCGTTGCATTCATGGCGGTCCAGGCATTCTTGGCAAGCGTTACCCTGCCCGTGAGCAGGTAGAAGCCTGCCTGCAGCAGCTTCAGGAGTCCGGTTCCGGTAGCGCATATCACGTTCCATGCCTGCTGGGCTGCAGCTGCACCCTTGGTTACTACGATGTTTGTCTTGATGGCGTTGCTGGTGGCTATCGCTACAACCGTGAAGGCTGCAAGCAGGATACCCAGCGTCTTCACAACGCCCTGATGCTTCACGCACCAGGAGATGAGGTCGATGGTATGCAGCTGCATGTCTGCATAGGCATCATCCCACTGCTCCTTGAGGGGAAGGATTTCGTCACCCAGTGCCTTCTGAGCATTCTCTAGCTCCACCGTTTTCTGCGCTGCTCTATCGGCTGCGCTTATATAGGTTTCTCCTGCTGCAGCCAGCTGGGTATCTACAATCTCTGCCACAGCCTTCATGAAGTCGCCCGTTTCCTTGGTCTTCTCTGAGATTTCTGCTGCAGAGATACCCAGGTTATCGAGGATCATCGGGGATTTACGACCAAGACCGGTCACGATGCTGTTGGTCATGTAGTCTACCGACTGGCCTGTCTGCTGCGCCTTCAGCTGGGCGAACTCCAGATACTTGCCCAGGTCTTCCAGCGGAATACGGAAATCATTCGCCTGTACGGCAGCCGTCATCAGCTGCACATCGTTTACGGTTCCCTTGGTTGCCTTACGGAGATTATCCAGCAGCCCCTCCTGGTTCAGATTATTGAAGGCTCTGGTTACACCATCTGCCTGCTCTGCCATCTCAAGACCACCATTAATGAGCTCTGCGATAGAGTCCTTGAACTCCCGAACCTTATCGCTGAAGAGTTCTGCGCCCTTGGTCAGCAGATTACCCAGAAGCACACCATTCACGGTATCATCAGATGCGAGTTCACCAAAACTCTTGGCGTTCTGCTTCAGTTCTGAGATACGCCCGGAAACATCTTTCAGTCTCTGCTCCAGCACACCATAAGCCTCTGGATTAAGCGACTGCACGGTATTGTCCAGTTCCTTCTGCAGACTTTTCTGCTGTTTCTTCAGCTGCACCATGCTCATATCCAGGATATCGATTTTGCTTGTCTGCTCGCCTATACGGTCGGTAAGCGTGCGGATCTCCTTACTGGTTTCCGTATATTGCTTTTTCAGGTTCTTGTAGGCATCCGTCTCTTTCTTGTTGGCTGCCTCCAGGCTGATCATCTGGTTGAGTCGCGCCTTATTCTCTGAGCGCAGCTTCTTGCTTTGCTGCTCCAGGTTGTAGATAGCTTTCTGCGCATCGGCAGTCTTCACATCTACGGTATATCGGATTTCGTCTTCCGTTAAATGTTTGTTGGCCATAACTTATGATTTTTGTGGGTTGAGTGATTTTTCCAGTTCCTGGCGGATGCCGTTTCTTACTTCATCGTTGAAGCCATAGCGAAGCTTAGGGAACGTTTCGTGATACAGTACGCCCCAAACCACGCGGTTATACAGTGCCAGGTTCCTGCGCTTGAACTTGCTGATGCGGTCGTTGCGCTGGCGGTACTGCATATCCAGGAAACGGAGATAAGGAAGGATCCGCACGAAGATGGTGCGGTTCTCGCCCGAGATCTGACTGTCGAACGAGTGAGCGGAGAGCGTGGTGAGCAATCTGCCGGTACGGCGCTTATAATGATTGCGCACCACGTTCTCCTGGGTGGAGTATATCTTCAGGATACCTTCCTGAAGAGTCTCGTGAACGAATTTCTTTTTAACAAGACTGTCTGTTACCATATTCTTTGTACATTACTAATTAGTAATGCAAATATAGTAACAGACAGGTGAAGGGCAAAGGACTATCTACAGAAAGCCTTATATACCGGAATGCCTATGATAGGCGTGAGCACAGTACACAGGAACAGATAAATAAGCCACATTACCGGCATTCTAGAACCCACTACGAATGGTCCAACCGTCAGTGCGATGACGAACGATATGAACATGATGAAATCAAAAAACTCCATAATCTATATATTTTAATGCGTTAATAATTCTCCGGGTGCAAAGATACACCGCTTTTTCCGAAAAACCAAATTTATGCCTAAGAAAAAAGATGGCTACCCTCACGGGCAACCACCTTCGAAAAAACTACAATTTATTACTAAAGCTCTTTTGTATAATAAAAAAATAACCAAAAAAAAATCTTATTTCTTGCGATACTTCTGGAATGCCTCATAATCCTCCTTGCTGATCTCGATGCAGCAGCAGATGTGAGCGTTCTTGAAATCGAGATCCTCCTTGTATTCGGAGTTCTCGAAGAAAGTATTCGCACGGAGAAGAGCATCCGCCAGCGGGAACTTGTCTCCATCCGTCTCTACCACGAAGTCCTTCTTGCAAAGTATATCACCAGTCTTGAGAGGGATAGAAGTCTCTGCATAGTAGTACTTGCGTGGCTTCTCACCAGTAAGCAGCTCCGTAAGCTTCCCGTGCATCTCCTTCAGCTGTTCATCGGTAATGCCCGAGATATACATGCCGTTCATGCTGAGCATGTGATGGCGCTTTACCTCGCCATAGTCGTTCACCTCGCACTCATCAAAGATAGGGCGCATTCTCTCCTCGTTCAATTCAGCAGCCTTCTTTGCTGCATCTGTATTCTGATCGTTCATAATTTCCTAATTTTAATTGTTAATACTACTCTTCTACTCCTCCATCTTCAGGCTTTGGACGGCTCCATCCTTCTGGATACATCTGCTGGGAGTCTTCGGCAAGATTTGCCCCCCCGAATTGCGGTAAGCCTCGAAAATCTTGTGGCGCTGGTTCTGAAGCTCCAGGTTCTTCAGGGCGTGGTCGCCCTTTGCCTCTGCCATGCCGGTAAGGTAGATCTCGGTAGCCTTGCGGCGGGATTCGAGGGTGTTGCGCTCACGCTCATTGAGGGAACTCTTCTTGCTGTTGAACTCCAGCTCCAGTTCCTGTCTCTCATGCTGAATAGACTCCAGGATGCTGTCGGATAAACTCTTCTGACAGTCGCACTCCTGCTGAAGCTGGATCTTCTTGTGCTCATAGTCCATACGCTCCTTGTTGATGGCTTCAGTGTTCTTTACTAACTGACGATGAAACTCGTCGGTGGTCATTACCTCGGCTGCTGCCTGGGTATTGATATTCTGTTCTTGATTGGTACTCATAATTAAAAATGTGAATTTAAACGTTTATACTCTTCCATGTTCATACTGCACTGCTCCATGTATATATTCTTGGTATCCTGTGCGGAATAATACTGGCCGTTGAGCCAGACGGTGATGACACGATCGTTTCTCAAATCCTGGTAGATTCGGATTCTGCCTCTGCGGTTTCTGTCAAGCCAGCACCACACCTCCATCTTATCCGGACCCATGCGCTTGCCGGTGTACTGATAGTGTAGTGTTTTCAGTACCGCATTGACTAGCAGATGATGCGGTCGCTTGCGTTGTCTCTTAAATCTTTTCATAAATGTTTGTGTTATGCGTTAATAATTCTCTGCGTGCAAAGGTACGGAATTTCCGCCTTTCCGCAAAGGACAAACATATGAGTGATGTATGGCTATTTCCCCTCCTCTACCGGACGCCAATATACGGCGAAGGTGTTACACTCAGCAAAGCAGCCCGAATCGCTGTTCTCGTTCCAGATAAACGGGATGCCGTCCTGGTAGCGCATTCCGTCGGCAAGCATTGTGCTCTCTATGATATCATTCGGCTCGCGAGGGTCGTACCATCTTACCTTGGCTCCCTTCTTGAAGCCCTCTGCCACCTTCAGGAACGCTCTCGACTTGAAGATAAACAGGCTTCTGCCTGCTTTCTTGTATTGGAGCAGACCGCTATGCGTCATGCTGCATACCTTCTGGCTCAGTTCCAGGGCTTCCTTGTCGTTGAAGATTTCTTCCGTATTATTGGCAGTGATCGTTGTCAGCGTAGTGTCGGGATAGAACATCTTGTATTCTGCCACGCGCTTAGAAATATCCACTAAAACTTCTACACTCTCCATAGCTACATCACCTCCCCTCCGAAAAGATAACCACCAACAATCATCACTACCGCGAAGCAGGCTATGCCCACCATGGTCAGTGCCACCTCGCCATACGTCACCTTCTCCTCGCAGAGGTAGCTGAAGGTCTCGCTCCTGGTAGCCATGAGGCGCTTTGCCTCGCGCTTGATTGCACACTTGAGGGATTTCATTCCCTCGTTCACATTCACGTGGATGCCAGCAGGCTTGGCCTGCATCACATCATTTAATAAAATAGAATTCTGCATATTGCATCATCTGTTAAGCATTAGCAGCCAACTTGATTTCGTGAGAAAAGGGTGGCGGCTGCATTCCCCGTTGTCTACAAGATGATGGCTTATCCGAGAGGACAAATCAAATCTTACGGTTCATGCAGCCGCCATATCGGTACACCTTTTTGCTGATGCCAGCAAAATGATACTCTTGGGCATAAAAAAAGCCTGCGGCTGAGAAGCCATAGGCGAAACGGTCGCCCTGCCGGATAGTTTACTATCATCTTGTAACCGTTGGCAAAAGTACGAAGAATATTTGGAACCGCCAAATAAAAATGGGGAAATTTTCGCACGATGCGAAAAATTAACACTAAAATATGCTGCAGAGCATAAAATCGGGGTGATTTGAGGAAAGAAAAGGAATGAAAACGGAAAGAGCGAGGAATAAAAAAGCCCCCGATGCATCACGCACAGAGGGCTCATAGTTCTTTCACTTTAAATTTTTAATCTATGAAGTACAACCAGTGTTAGAACACGGCTGCTTGTAAATCATTCTTAATATTGCTCAAACAAGCATTGAGCTTATTGTAAGTTTTCTCTCCTGCTTTTTTAACTCCACTGGTGTATTGCCGCATAAGCGAGGGATTGATGCCTGCACGGCGAGCTATGTCAGTAGCATTGAGGAAGGAGAACTCCTTGAAGAAGGCTTGCATATCATACTTGTAGGTAAACTCCATATCCTGGTTAATATCCTTGTCTTCGGGAGAAGCCTGACGGCATTCCTCCAAGGCTCGCATGAAGTCTGCCTTTGCCTCCTCTGCAGTTGCCCCATCTCCGTCTATCACTGCATACTTGCCTATCGGATCGTCATTGTAGCAAGAGTAACCGCCATTGCCATATTCCAAAATTAGTACAACTTTCTTTGCCATATTTTTATGTCATAATATACTTAATAATAAAAGAGTTCCTCACACATTAAAAAAAACATGAGACAATACAATTGTAAGGTTAAGGGCAGGTGCCCGGACTTATCGTCCGAGCAAAGCCTTTTTAATGCGTCTTAGCAACCCTGGTCTAACCTCATGGCTACCGTGTCTTGGCACTCTGATTTTCGCCCCAGTCTTGGGACTAAACCATTCGTCATGCTCGGCACCATGTAGAGTGATAAAGCATCCCGCCTTAGTCAACTCATTGTACAATTGATTATACTTCATAGTTTATTTAATTAAGTGAAAGAACTCTTTGTCATTTCGACACTGCAAAGGTAGCAAAAAAGCTACAAACCACAAAATATTTAGGTAGCTTTTTCGCTATATTAACTAAGATTTAACATTAATGGGCGCAAAACTCCGTTTATTCTTCAGAAAAAGCGTATCTTTGCAGAAAAGATATGTTTCACCTATTAATATATATAAGGTATGGAAAAGATAATAACCGGTAAGGTTCGCAAGAACCTGAGCGAGCACACAGCCCGCATCATCCTGGAACGCTCAGACAGAATGGCAAGCAGCACGCTGGAGCAGCTCCGCAAGTCCACCGACCGCGCCTACACCATGACCGGGTTCCTGCTCACGGTGTTCATCGCCCTCACGGCGTTCGTATTCTCCAGTCCGTCTTTATGGCAGCTTTCTACTGCTGCTGTTCTATGGGCAGGCATCTTCATGGCGCTATACATCATGGTAAACCAGGTACTGTGGGTTCACCCCTTCAGGCATACGGGCAATGAACCCAGGAACATGATACAGGAGGAGAACATCGACAGACTCCTGAAGAACGGGCACAACCAGGAAGAGATGAACGCCCTATACTCCATCAACACCCTGCTCGATGCCATCAGCCACAACCAGGAAATCATCGACCGCAACAAGAATATTCTTGCCGACCGCTGCGACCATATAGAAAAGGCGATGACGGTGATCAAGTGTACTGTTGTTATCGCCACCGTCATCACCGTCATCTCATTTCTAGCCTCTGCTCTGGGGATGTATCACGGTTCCGCCATTTGAGCGGTCGTCTCCACCTCCACGCTGGGGAATCCAGTCGTCATCGTCTGTTGGTTTCATAATCATAAAAAGGGCCCGCGCATCCGGAGAGCAGTCCTTCAGCACGAGCCACACAGCTATATTTCTTTTACTTGTTATGTACAAACTCTGCTCAATCTGCACACAACCTTAGTTCAATGTCATCATTACGCCTGCAAAGATAGCACTTTTCTTTGAAACCATCAAACATTTGGCTGATCATTTTCAGAAAAGGAACGAAAAAAGCCCCGATGCATCACGCACCAGGGCTTCTAAAGCGATCTTTTAATTTTTAATTGCATGAAGTACAATCGGCATGAAGCCGACCGAACTGGTCTTTAAACGTACTGTAGAACTGGTCTATCTATCAACACACCAGCATCTAAATCTCCTTTTACTTTAGCAATGCCTTGCCTGATCTTCTCCAGACTCTTGCCTTGCGGCACCTTGATGCCCGCAGCGTATTGGCGAAGAAGTGATGCGTTCATACCGATATACTTGGCGAACGCTGTAATACTTATCGGATAGTAGCTGAAGAATGCGCCGACATCGAAGACGAAGTGGAAGTTCAAATCAGGAAACTCTTTGCCCTGCTCCTTAAAATCCTGCATAGCCTCGTCACGGCAAACATAGAAATCATCTATGGCAGCCTGTACCGTTTTACCATCGCCACATAAGCCAAATCCCAAATCTTCCGAGTCTTTTGCCAGGAAGCAAGCGAACAAATCCTTGCCAGTCTCTACTACTACTGTAACCTTTCTTGCCATATCTTTTTATTGTTAAAAGTTGAATCAAAGCAAAAGCGACTTTATATTATTGTATTCATGATCCATGAGGGACAACCCGGGCTTAAAGCCCGAGCTGTCGATAGATAGATTTCAGAGTTCCTAGCGGAACCTCTGCCGTTCCATGTCGGGCGACTGGCGCATCCTTGCCGTTGGCTGGGTTGAACCATTTGTCGTGCCGACCACCATGACGAAGAGGAAAGCATCCTGCCTTCCTTAACTTCTTGTACAGTTCACTGTATTTCATGTTGTTGCAATAAATATAAAAGTCGCTTTGTCCTTATTGGACGGTGCAAAGGTAACTATAAAGTTATTAACCGCCAAATATTTCGGTAACTATTTTGTTATATTAACTAAGATTTAACGTTTGTGGCGCAAAAAGTCCGTTATTCTTCAGAAAAAGCGTATCTTTGCAGAAAAGATATGTTTCACCTATTAATATATATAAGGTATGGAAAAGATAATAAGTAACAAGGCAGCCTCCTTCGCCAGCATGGAGCTTGCCAGATATGCGCTGGAACGGGCAGACCTGAGAGCCGGCAGCATCCTGGAACAGTACCGCAAGTCAACCGACCGCAACTATACGCTGGCAGGTTTCATCATGACGGTGTTCATGGCGCTCACGGCTTTCCTTGCCACGGAAAAGATGACCCTGATGCTGATGGCCATCACACTCCCTTTATGGGTAGGAACCGGAGTGGCGCTGCTCATCCTGTTCTGCAAGGTGATGTGGGTACACGACTTCATGGCACTGGGAGATGATGCAGCCTTGATGCTGAGGGATGACCTGGTAGATGTGGCCATGAATAAAGGATTGCAGGATGAAGGAAAGGCAAACGATGAATACCTGCACCATCTCGTGATATCATCCATCAGGCGCACCCTTAACGCCACGGAGCATAACCGCGCCTGTCTTAACAGGAGAAACCGCCACGTAAAACGGGCGATGACCGCAATCATTGCCTCGGTGATAGTGAGTGCAACGACTACGGTCATCCTGCTGGCCTTATCTTCTAGCTGATTATTTTCAGAAAAAGCACGGAAAAAGCCCCGATGCATCACGCACCAGGGCTGATTGATACATTAATATTTTGTTTGAAATCCCGTTCCTATTCCGTACAGAACGGACCCGATAAGAAACGGGTGGAGCGAATTATTAACACACGCCTGTGGTTCAATTCTAACCATTAGTAAAAGAAATCTACACGTACTTAACGTATGAGTTGATTATAGCATATCTTTCCCCTAACTAACTCAATCATTCAAAGATTCTAATATTTTATCATCTATTTGGCAAAAATAAGCAGTTTTGGATAGGAGAGCCGGGTATGAGGATTCTGGCTCACCACCTCCATGCGCACAGCCTTGGTTCCATATCTGAAGAAGAGGAACTTCTTCGGCACCCTGTGGATGATCATCTGCAGGGTATCCCTGATCTCTATATGGGCATGGAAGCTGTCGGCCTCCATGGATCCCCGCAGACTCACCCATGGATCACTCCAGGATATCCTCTGCGGGGGCATATAAAGAAGCATATCAGAACGTTGCGCTGTGGTATCTGTAGAGTCGGAGGTAACGGCGGCATGAATATCGACCGAGGAAGAAGAGGGGGCCTTTATTGCTGCCACCATCCGACTGTTCTTAATCTTCAATTCCTTCTTGGTAACGGCAAGGAGAGAATCGGGGTTACGCTTTAGGCTGGACGGCTCCAGCAATATGGCTGAAACTGATGCCGTCGGCTTACCTGACTGCGTCTGCCCGATCTCCACCTCACCGTTATGAAGTAGTAAATCCTGATTTCTGCTGATGCGCTCAGAATACTTCTTGTAGTTATGGCATTCCCGCAGCAACATCACTGCCGCCAGAGGAACGAGCACCAGCACGACTACCTTAAGAAAACTCGAAAAACTAGTTTCTTGCATCTTCACAACTAACTAAACACTAAACAAAAAATTAAAAAACTGACTATTAACTAATAAACCTATAACGCTATCTTATCTGCATTTTGACTTCACGGTCTTGATGATCGAGGTGATAGTGGTGAGGTATGCCGGATCTGTGGCATACTTGCACCCCACCCCGTCGCATATCTTGCGGGCAAACTGGTAGGCATCCTTGCGGAATGGCCATGCATCCTTGTAGCCCGGCTTCTGGAAGAGCCGCTCATGCTCCTTCAGGCACTCGCCTATCGAGGAGAAATCCTTGAAGGCGCGCTCTACCGTATAGTACCAGAGGTTCTTGCCCTTCACCTTGCATACCGAGAGGATGCGGTCGGGAGCCTTGAACTTCTGGTTGGGAGTCTTGAGATATTCGTGGGTCTTCACCATCACGATAGGACCATCCCACTGGCTTCCCTTGGTAATGCCGAAGAGGTTGGCCTGGCCGATTACCTTGGAGCCCCATCCCGTCTCAAGCATAGCCTGGGCGGTGACGAATGCAGGATCTATTTCCGTATTTGCCTCCACGGCTGCAGCATATACCTGCCGGGCGAAGGCCATCTGAGTTTTGTTTGGCATACCTATATATATTAATCATTTAACGAATCAAACTTCTTCCTGGGCATCCTTGTCAGAGAACCTGATAGGCTTGCCGCTGATATATTCTCCGCTGTCGTTGAAATCCTTCATACGCTTCACGAAGTTCTTGGGCAGTATGGGATATATCGCCTGGATGTTCTCTATGATGGAGAATATCTCCCTCACCATCATGAATACGCAGAGATAAGTACCAATCCACTGCATCGGGCCTACCACGGCGCCACCTACGGTGGCATGGCTGGCAAAATTACTGAGGATCATCAGGAAGATATATATCACAATCTTGCGGGTGAACCGGGAGAAGAACGATTCGCTCGATGCATCCTTGTGAATGAAATGCTTCCACACACCCAATATGGTATCGATGGCGATTGCCACCGCTATCCACTTGGCAAACTCCCAGTCCTGATAAACATACTGGAACCCCTCCGTCACTATCGTGATCGGGAGTGATGTGATTGCTATCATCGGTATATTACGTTTTAATTGTTTCATATCGAAGGTCTTTTTGTTGTAAGACGTTGCAAAGATACGCATTATTCTGCAGACGGCAAAGGACTAACCTTTCATCATCTTCCGGGCTATGCGGTGGGTATCCAGAATATCTGCACCGGTGGCAGAGAGCATCAGCGTCCATCCGTAGCTCTGCAGCTCGGCAGAGACAAAAGGAATGATTTCGCAGTTGGCAACGCTGTCGCGGTCCATCCAGTAGAGTTCCTCACGCTCGGCATCTGCCATGATGCGTGCGTGAATCTTGGAGAGCATCTGAAGGGTGCGGTCGTTGGCTATGATGCGCTCGAGCATATCCGATGTAGCAGGCATCTTCATGGCCACCGTCACCGCTATGCGCTGGGTACACTCGAAGCTTCTGCGGCCATCGCCCTGCATATCCACCTCGCCGTAATCCACGAAGAGGAAGGAGCCGGTGAGCTTGTCGATGCGCTGCTTCAGCTCGTCGAACGACTGGCCATATACGTAGTTCTCTATCTCTGGAACCAGTTCCTTCTCCTTTTCCGGCATGTTGCCCAGCATAGTGAGCACGGTGGCATACTCTTCCATACGGCTCTCGCCCTTGGTAGCAATACCCTTGGTGATGCCTGCAGAAGCAGGAAACTTGGCAAAATATGTAAATAGATCCAATAACATAAGCTTATAATTTTGTCGCAGGAATGCGTTTTCCTGCCTGGTTATACTATCTTGTTGATGATATCGATGGGCAGCCCCACCTCGGTGGCTATCTTTGCCACCTCCATGCCGGAAGCCTTCAGGCTCTTCACGCCGTCGATGGTCTTCTTGCGCAGGATGCGCAGGTAGGTGAGCACGTTCATCTGCTCCACCTGGCGGGCATTACCCAGTCCATCCTTCGAGAGGTCGTAGAGTGCATCGGTGGCATCGGTAGTGATGCTGCAGCTGCCCGGCTGCATCGTGAACTGGGTGAGCAGCGAGAATTCCGTCTTCGAGAAGAGGAAGTTGTTTACTGCAGTAAAGTTCAAGGCTATCGCCCTGAGCGTATTGACAGACAGCTTCATGAACTGCTGTGCCAGCTTCTGTGCCTTCTCCGAGGAATATTCGCCCTTGCCGTAATAGAGCACGGCTGCCAGCAGCGGCAGACTCTCCTCGCCCATATCGAGAAGCTGGCGCGCCTCGATATACTGCAGGGCTGTGAGCGAACAGGTGAGCGACTGGAAATCCGTATTGATCTCGTAGCCGTAATACGCCTTCCGGTCGATGAAGACGATAGGCAGCTGCTGGCGGCAGAAGCAGAGGTCGAGCACAATCCTGCCGTCAGCCTCCTTGAAGATGAAGGTAAGCTGGTCGGCTATCGCCATGAAGTTCTCGAGAGCCTTCTCGTCTCTTTTTATCTTCCCCAGGTCCCACTTCATCAGATGGCAGAGGAACAGGCACTTGATGGCGCCTGGGGGATACTGCCCATTCTCCATGAGCGGAAGCAGCTCTACAAGCTTCAGGAACTGCTCAGAAGTGAGTAGTTCCCATGAGTTCGGGATTTCGTATTCCTTCCCGTTGGCTCTTACGGAAATCGATTTTTTCATAAGCTACGGCATTAAGTACATATTATCATCCGGCAGGTTCTCTGCCGAGAAGGAGAGGAAATCATTGCCTTCCTGGGCATCGAGCAGCATATCCACGTTGTGGAGCAGGTCTTCTGCCTCGCCCTCCAGCTGGGTAGCCAGCAGGAGTGCCCGGCTCGCTTCATCGCTGCCCGAACGGGTGGCGGTATTGTCTTCGAAGAGGTTGCGGATGGTGGCGGGGAATTCCAGGATATCGAAGCGCCGGAGCGATTTCGCCACGGTCTTCTTCACCAGGGCACGCTTCAGCATGGGCAGCGCCTTCTGGCCGAACTCGGCAAAGGTCTGGTCTTCCCCACCCTTCTCCAACCGCTCGAAGTAGGCGCCTATGCTCTCGTCGAGCACCTCCTTCTGTAGGGGTACGCAGCGGAAGAAGAAGAGATACGAGAGGTCGATAGGGTAAATTTCATCGAATTCGTCGGCTGTATCTACCTTCAGCTGGCTGAGCATCCTGCAGTAGTTGGTCTTGCGCCAATCTTCCATGGCTAGGCGGATTTCTGCGGTTTCATCGTCGCTGATCTCCTCGGTAAGCTCCGAAATCAGCGAATCCATCGCATTGAAGTAATTCTCCATGTACGAGCGCTTCATGCCTTCAAGCTCGTACTTGTAGAGATTCACTTCGTTCTTCCTGCGGTTTACGGCATCGAAGATGATCTGCGTGGCAAGCGTAAGGTTTGCCATGGCTGCACGGAGGAAATCCTTCAGGCAACTGTCTTCATCCCCGATGGCAACAATATCGAAGAACGTATTGCCACCAATAATGGCAACAATACGCTTGCGTGCGGCAACGGCAGAACCCCGAAGGCTGTCGAAGTCGGCACTGGTATCAGCACCTGGCGCACTGTTGCAGAACTGTGCGTAGCTGCTGAAGAGGTCTTTGAGTTGAAATTTCTTGTTCATGACTGCTGGCGGTTTAATCGGTCATCCGGAGAGATATCTTCCTGTCGCTGCGGAACCTCGCGGTAGAAGCCCAGACGGCAGCCCTGCCTGTAGAGTTCCGGGAAGTTCAGGCGCAGTGCCCAGTTGAGCGGCTCGGCACAGACTTCATCCTCTGAGGTGAGCGACATGATGTAGATGAGATAATTATAATAGGTATCGCTTCCGCTCTTCGAGATCACTCCATCCTTATCTACTGCAGATATGGCTGAATCGAGACCCACGGAAGAGAGAAGAGCCTGGTCGGTACGCTTGTCGTAGGAGATGAGTGCATCGATGTACTCCTTATACTTGAGGTCGATGGTCTCCACCTTCCACGACTGCTCGTGACCCTGGGCATCCATGAAGGAGATGGAAGAGAATCCCTTGCCCTGATTGTCGGCGCCGGAGAGATAGGTACTGAACTTGCGCACCTCGTCGCGGACGTAGCGCACCATGCACGACTCCTTGAAGTCGGTACCGATATCGATGCCGTTGTACTTCAGCAGTTCCAGCCCCTTCGCCTTGCGCCGCTTGTTCTCCTCACAGAGCTTGGTCATCTGGGTGCGCTTGCTCTGGATCCAGGCATTCGGAATGATGACATGCACCTTTGCTGCAAGCGAGTTTTTCAGAAAACTGTTGATGTAGCGCGCCGTCTTGTTGCTGCCCAGGATGGAAGGTCTGGCTCCCTGATGGGTCTCGTTGGATCCGTAGTATTCATCCACCGATTTCTCCCGGTGATGAGAGATCGCAGCGTAATTGTAGTTGTCCACCTCGCTGAAGCTGAACTTCGGATAAACCGAGTAACTTGACAAGCCATAGGCAAATCGCCCTACCACAACCTGGCGGAAATCGCTGTAGGAAACCAGCTCGGAAGCTACATCGTGGCGAGTGGTGGCTAGGCGGCAGTAGCGGTTCTCCATGGCTTCCAGTGCTGCCACCGGCTTGCCCACGCCTATCATCTTGCCTCGGGTGAAGCGCCACTTCACGAAGAAGTCGCCGAAGTAATAGTAGTTCTTGATGCAGGTCTTGCAGAACTCCTCTACCGATGGAATGCCCCGGGAACTCCAGGAGTCGAGCCACTCCATCACTTCCGGCTGTTCCTCGTACTTGCGTACCAGCTTGCCGTCCTCGATAGCCTGCCTATATACTGCAAGCCCATGACCATAGAGCATCTTGATCTCCTTGGAGTAGAGACGTGGAAGCAGTCGGTTCTCCTTGATCTCCTTGGTTATTTCCTCACACTGCTGGTTGTTGTAGCCGCGCATCAATACCTGATAACCCTGTATGCCCAGATACTGGTGCTGCTGCATCCAGAGCGTACCACCGAACGGAGACTCCAGGAGTGGTGACTGGAAGAGCTGCTCTGCACCCAAGGCAGGATCACCCTCGCCCAGCTGGAAGGTGAAGGTATTGCCATCGGCAAGATAGATGCCGGCATTGCCATACATATCTATTTCGTAATCGTTCATAGCCAATCTATTTTGTGTAATTTAAATCCGTCCTGAGGGAACCCCATGTACCTGATGAGAATGCGGTAGCACATCTTGGGATTCCCGTCCTCGTCGGTATAGAGGAAGTAGTTCTCACCATCGATGGCGAAGCGCTCCCTGGGGAGTTGGGTGCGGAACTTGCAGTGATGGCGCACCTGAAGCTCGGTGCTTGCCTCGTCTCTCTGCCTGGAATAGGGAAAGAAGACCAGGGTAAACTCCCCATCGGGCAGCTTACTGATCTCCCTGGCCCACTGCAGCGCCGTGATGCCATCCATGATGATGTTCTTGCTTGTCTTGCTCATAACGATGCGAAGTTAGCAAAAAAATATCGCCCTGCAAAAGACCGGCTGCACCCTGCTGCCGTCATATTTCCAGGAATCGTAAGGGCTGCACCTCTATTCCTCTTCCCAGCGGTGCGTGCAGAATTCCGTGACACGTTTTTCTGGGATTTTTCTCTGGCGGGGCTGCTTGGGCTGATTATCAGCATCTTGCGTTTTGCACCCCTTCATTTTAACTGAATTATTGGTTCCTGCAGTCATTTTATTGCTGCAGAAACGGTATATTATCCACCGTTTATATCTCGAAATTGTCGGGTAAATCGGTAGGATACGTACTTAATTCCGCCTTCACGGCATCGGAATAGAGCCCATAGAGCAGGTAAATCATGGCTGAAGGAAGCTGCGTGGTGAGTCCTGCCTGATTCTTGAGCTGCTGTTTCTTCTCCGAACTCTTGTCGAGCTCTATCTTGCCCTCCGTCTTCTTCAGAGGAGAGATCATGATGGCGCTGCACAGGTTCTTGCACTCGTTCTCGTCGATGCGCACAATAGGAAGCAGCGGGCTCCGCTCTCCGAAGAGCATCTGGCAGAGCTTGAACTGCTGCCAGTGGTAGATGGTAGGCGCATCCTCGTTGTAGAGCACCACCATGAAACCGTATGACTCCAGCGCTGCCTTCAGGTTGAGCGAGTCAGTGGTTATCTGTTCCCGTTCCTCCTTGCGCTTGTTGCCGGCACGGTCTGGGTAGAGATAGATGGTCTTGTTGACTGCTGCAGATCCGAAGAACTGGTGCACCTCTGCCACCAGGTCGTTGTAATCCTTGGGCAGGAAGGCGAAGAACTCCTTGATGATGTCGAGCCTTCTGCCATAATCCTTCTTCTGGGCTACGATGAGCGACTGGAAGTTGCCGGGGTCATAGCCCATGTAGAGCGGTTCCTGAGGGTCGTAGTGAAGCAGATACTCGGCAGAGAGAATGAATCTATCCTTCAGGTTCAGGCGAAGAATCGACTCATACTTGTAACTGTCCTTGAACTGATGCCTTACGTGGTCGTAGTTGATGAAGAACTTATTGGTTACTTCCTTGTGGCGGATGGCACAGATGGCGGTGAGGAACTCGTCGATATCAAGGGTATCGAGCTGCGTCTTGAAGAACTTAGGGCCCAGGATATCCTTGTTGCAGAAGGAGGATGCACGGATATAGAAGATGGCGTTGCGCCTCATGTCGGCAAGGCGCGGCTTCCACCGTTCCACGAAGGAATTGAGCCTGACCGTCTCGAGTCGCATCTTCTCCAGGAGTACCGGATCCTTGGAGTCTCGCTCCTGCTGCCTGAGGATGAAGAGCCGGTAGAGACTCTTGTTAAGTTCCAGGGATACGGTAGCAATCTCCTCGATAAGCTTCGGGTTCACCTTCTTCTCGTACTCCTCGAACCAGTCATCCTCTCCGAGGTCAACACGGGCGGTATCACTCACACCGGTAACACCTTCATAGTAAGCAGAACATCGCACATTAGCTGGACCTCCACGCAAGGATGGGAAGAGTCGGGTCTTCAGCTTCTCTCCGCTGTTGTGCTTCATCTCCTCCACGAAGGCGTGCACGGCATTTCTACCTGCCACGGATTCCGGCTGGTCGCTTGATACCAGCTGAAGGTGGGCGCCATTGCGGAAGATCACGCTATGCTTGGCATAGGCTATCGGGTATCTCGGCTTGCGGAAGTGGGAAGGCAGCGTGCTCTCCCCTACCACGTAATCGATGCCATACTCGAGCATAGGGCGCTGCTGACCATTCACCACTACCTGGCGGGAGAAGTATGCCTGGATGTTGGGCCAGACGTTGGTCATCAGTGCCACATAGGTCTTGTGAACCAGGAAAGAAAGCTCTCCCGGCATATCATTGGCAACACGTATCAGTCGGGGACCCGTCACACCTTCAGTCTTTCCTCCGGCACGGGCAACCTCCGCAAAAAGCATGTTGGGGTCGATGATATTGGCAAGCAGCTGCATGCCGTTCATATAATAATGCTCGAATTCACCGAGCGAATTGTCATTCAATATCAGTTGGCTCATCGCTTATATCCTCCACAATTTCCGCTTCCTGAATGTCAGCATCACGAAGCAGGCGTTTTTTCTCTGAGCTCTCGATAGGCAAGCCATCGATGAGCGAAATATAGAAGCCGCGGTTGTGCTTGGCGGCAATCTCCTTGAGGTTCTTTTTCTGAAAACCCAGTTCCTCGGGAGTAATCTCCGGGGTGATGAGGAAAACCACGCCGAGGTCTCTGTCGGCTTCTGCCTGCTCTGATGCACGGCGGCGGCACTCCAGAGCCTGGTCCATACATGCCTTCTGCATCTTGTAGTCGCGCTTGGCTGAGCAGAGCTTGGCAAGGTCTTCATACTTGTTGGCGAAATCGTTCTCCCAGACCTTGATGCTCACGTTGCAGTCAACATTGAAATAAGATATCGCCTGATTGATGCGGGTCATGCAGGTACGCACATCGAGGGAGATCTTCTGCTGCGCGGCTATGCGCTGCTTGAGCTGACGGGCTCCACGGGTAATGTTGCGCTCATACTCGTAAATCTCGGCAGCCCACTGCAACTGCTTCAGGAAGATCTTCACGTCTTCCGGAATGCCTTCACCATCGCCCGTGGTCAGGAAGGTGGTGATAAGGTCCGGGTGTACGCTCTCCAGTTTTTCTATCTCGCTTTTCATACGCCGAACAACTCCTTTCTCAGTTTCAGCTCCTCACGGTCCTGCATACGCTCGTTCAGAAGCTTGATGGCATCGAGGTCTCCGGCTTCTGCCTGCTCGGCTATCTTGGCATCAGCCTTGAGCTGAGCCTGCTCAAGCACTCCTCCGTTTTTGATCATCTGAACGCAGGTATCTGCTATCTTTCGTAATTCCTTCTTATCCATCTGATTGATCACTATATTGTTCCATCACCATCTTGAACATGCGTTCACGCTCCTGATGGCGTTGGAGGTTCTCACGGTCGCTGGCACGTTTGTCCCTGCGATCTTTCCTTTTAATATAACTCTTGTAGCGCTTGATATTATCGAGCACATTCTTATGCTTATGAAGAAACTCAGCGGGGTCCTTCCTAAAGAGTTTCACGAGCTCATCGAACTCAGACTTGCCTCTCAGAAGCGGGTGCTTGTAGAGGAACTTGCCTGTATCGTTGTATGCCTTCAGCTCCTCGAAGGCCTGAAGGTTCCTGATGCGGAGTTCTGCCATGGCAGCCACATCCCGCTCCTTCGGCTTCTTGTCTAGAACCTCGTCGAGTTTCTTCATCTTTCGCCAGGTGTTGATACGGTCGTTGTAGATGACGGTAGCCATCTGCACGTCCTCATTATAGAGATTATCCCAGTCGATGTTAGGATATTCCTCTTCCTTTTGGACTACTTTTTTTTTCCGTCTTCCTCCTGCCCGGCAGCTTCAGCGGTTTCTTCTGGTGGAGCCTTGCCTTCAGGAGTATCAGAAGTTTCTTCCGTGCCTGGGGCTTCTGAAGGAATTTCTTTCTTGTCTGGGGCATCTGAAGGAGTTTCATCTGAAGGTTTCTCTTCCTTCTGTTCCCTCGTTAAAGTTTCACTCGAATCATCTGAATCTTTCTCGACTTCATCTGCTGAAGCTTTGCTTGAATCCTTTGGATCTTTCTCCTCTTCACCAGTTAAAGTTTTACTTGAATCCTCTGGACCTTTCTCGGCTTCACCCGTTAAAGTATTACCTGAACCCTCTGGGCCTTTCTTCTCTTCGTCCGTTAAAGTTTCACTCGAAGCCTCTTCCATGCCTTTAATGAATTTGCGGTTATCCTCGATTTCGTCTGCATCGCAGATATCCAGGAGTGCATAGAGAATTTCGTCAGCGTAACGTTGAGGATCACGGGCAAAACGGGTAAGCTTAGGATGGCGTGGATTTTCTTCTTCCAGGAGCGAGAGGTCTGCCTTGGCATGGTCCTCTCCTCTCAGCTGATTGAACAGCTGCAGTTTTTCTCTTCTGTTATACATACCTTATTATATATTAATAAAGGTGCGCCACCTTTTGATGGCGACACACCTTTTGAAAATTTAGAAGATAATGAAATATTTTGGGAATTCGCATTATTTACTTACAGCCTTCTGCTGAGTAGTATCAGCCGAGAGACTGGCTGCCTCGGCAGTCACACCAAGAGGATCCTCCGCATAGAGACAAGGGAGATCGACTGATGTGCGCTTGAAGGTGAAGGTGGTGTAACGGCCATCCTTGTCGTCCTTGGTCTCGGTGTTGTTGAGAATCATTGGTCGCTCTGGCTCGCCGATGATATACCACTGGGTATCCTTCACGTGCTTGTAGAGGATGATGAACTTACCACCGGCATACTGTTCGATGAAGTTGTAGAGATCCACACGAGTACCGCCCATAATGATCACCAGATTATTCTCGCCGGAAGTCGTAATGTCTCCCTTCTCGGTCGTAGCGGTGAACGTTGGAATGTCGTGGGCATCGAAGAGGTAAGCCTTCAGGGTATCTGCAGCTGCGGCTTTAAACGGCATCGCCTTCACCTTTCGATCTTTATCCGGCTGCGGGAACGCCTTGGTCATATCAATGAGAGACGTAGGAACCAGCACTACCTGGTAAGCGATAGCTGAACCATGCGTATCGCGGTCGGTCACGTCATCGATGGCGGTAAGGGCTACGAATGAAGCCATAGAGACACCGGCTCCACCCATACCCGTGTATGATGTTGGGTCGATGAACGCCTGAAGGAGCGAGACGATGCCAATCAGCATCATGATCGTCATGAAGAGAAGACGGCCCTTGTGCTGGGCATAGCTGTATCCCCTGTTGGGATTGTACGCACGGTGACGTACTGGAATATTGTTTTTCTTCATAATCTTTTCTGAAAATGTAGGCAGGGCACATGGTGTACCCCACCTACGGATTAACACTAAATACTAATATATTATGAATTAACGTCCACCTGGAACGTTAGGCTGAACTGCCTTGTTGACGGTTCGCTTGCCACCTACGCGGCGCTCAAGCTCACGGAACTTGTTATCCTTGCCGAGGATAACCATGATGTAGTCGCCTGGCTGGCTAGGGGTCCACTCGGCTGTGATGTTGGCGAAATTACCGCTCTTGGCGATAGTAAGACCATGGGTAGCATCATCCTCACCAATCTCGATGCAGTAAGCTACACCCTGCTTTGCCTTCTTGATCTCAGTGATGGCTGTAGCAGAGGTCTTGGCATCAGAGATGTGCCAGAAGCCGCTTCCGCCATCAATCTCTGCACCGATGACTGTAGCAGGCAGGTTAGTGAAGATCTGCTGGAACTCGTAGTCGTTGTCATCCATATCTGCCTTGGTATCGAACTTGCGACCGGTGAAGGCAGCACCGCAACCCTCCTTCCAGGTACTCCATGCACGAACCATCTCCATCTGCTCCTCCATCTTGACAGCGAACATCTCGCCTGGGAGGTACTCCACAAACTGGAGGTTGCCAGGAATATCCAGGAACATCCAGCAAGACTTGCCCTCGTATGGGAGCCACTTGATCTGAATGGTTGAGTCTGGCACACGGTTCTTGTAACCATCAGGGCCAGTGAAGTCGAGATCCTTGCCATAGGTCTCGCGGCAGTTGGCAAGCCACCAGTCGATGTGGTTCTCGTTGAGGTAGAGAACGTGCTTGTCGAGCGTCATACCTTCAGTAAGGTGAGTCTTGACGTCTGTGATGAACTCCTTGACCGCATCCAGCATATTGGCTGAAGTGTAGGTGTTGTAGCTCTTGTTGGCGAATGGCTTGATGCTGTAGTCGTGGATATAGCGAAGCAGGGTGTACCAGATACCAGTACCTGCATTGAGGTAGCTGGAAGGCTGACCCTCCTCTGGCTTCACGTAGATACCACGCATACGGCGCTGGTTCTGTTCGTCCTGAGCCTTCTTGAGAAGGTTGAGAAGGAAGAACTCAATCATAGACCACTTGATAGGGTCTGAACCCTCCTTGTTGAGGTAAGCAATATACTTGCGCTCAATCTCCTTCATCGGACCGAACTGCACCTTGATCATGGCATCATCTACGTAACCCATCTCGTTCTCGAGCTGCATGCCACCCTTGTAGATCTCACCTGGCTGGTAGCCCTGAGAAACCTCATCGAAGAAGGCATTGAAGAGAATGTCGCGGTCCTGCACACCATAGCGAACAGGGAAGTATTCGGTAAGGTTGCGAAGCTCCAGGATGCGTGCGATAAGAGCATCCTGACGGAGGATGACGAACTGATCGCCCAATCCGGCATTATCCACACCACCATAGTTGGTAGCGAACTGACCAGAAGCAAGCGCCTTCACGTCACCAAGCTCATTGCGGCTCTGGTGATACTTGTAGCGCTGCTGAAGAGATCTGGCGAACGCCATAGACTCTTTACGGAACGCCTTGCCATCGCTCTCCTCATCTGGTTCAGATGCTAAGGCAAGTGCCGGATTGACTGTAATCTGGTTCCAGCGCTTCTTCATATCAAACAGGGAGTGCTCGACGCCGAAGAGGTAGCTACCGTTCGACTCGAAGCCATTGATAGGAATAGAAGGTGCGGTGACGTGAGCTGCAGGCTTGTCAGGAGCAGTACCCTGAGCCATCTTCTTCACGTTCTCTGCGAGACCAGATACAGCCTTGGCAAGCTGCTCGTAGCTTACGTTCTGAGAAGCGCCGGCAGGCTGCTGGCTATTCTCATTCTTTTTGCCATCATCAGAATCCTTGCCCTCATCATCATCGCCGCCATCATTACTATCACCAGCAGCATTGTTGGCCTTGGATACGATAGCGTAGAGAGAGTTGATCTGCTGCTGATGCTCTGCCTCTTCGGCTGCACTGTTCTCGGCTGCAAGGTCATCGACGAGAGTACTCTGGTACTCCTTCTGGTATTCCTCGCAAAGAGCCTTGTACTCCTCTGAAGTCAGGCTCTTGTTCTCGAACTTCTTGACGAAGCCAAGCTTCTCGAGAACTTTGTTAAGTCTTGCTTTGAAATTCATATAAACAAATTAACTAAATATTAAAACAACAATAGAAAACAAACAAAATTCTTATCTAAGTATTAACAGAATCCATACAGGTTCTGGGTTCCCATGTAAGCATCTCCCATCTGGGCAACCTCGGCAATAGCCTCGAGTAAGGTTCTCTTGCCATCGATGAGACCAACTTCCTCGGCAGGATCTGTATAGAAGCTCTCGCCCTGAAGAACCGGAGCATCATCGCCGAGTTCTGACAATTTAGGGCGCATAGCCTTGACTTCTGCCAGGAACTGCTCGTTCATCGGATCGAGCACATTCTTGATGTACTCTTCTGTCTTGCCATCCTTCAGATCCTCGAAGACCTTATTCTTTCTGGTCGAATTGGTAGCCTTGGCGGTAATCTTCTTCAATCCCAGCTTCTCGAAGTAAGGCTCGAAGTTCCAGAAGGAGCACATCGTACCGATGCAGCCTACGAAGTCGTGACTGGTCGTTGCATAGAGCTTCTGACCATGGCAGCCGATATAATAGGCTGCCGATGCGCAATATTCCTCGTAAATGGCGAGGATCGGCTTCTTGGCGTTGCGCAAAGTCTCGCTCAGACGGTCCATATACCAGGCTTCTCCTCCAGGAGAGTTGATATGAAGCAGGTGGGCAGATATCTGAGGGTTATTCTCTGCTGCTATGATATCCTGCTCCAGCTGTCTGGAAGAGAAGTACCAGTAGCTATCTGCTGACACTACACCGAATATGCGGTGATAGGCGATAGATCCTTCATTCAGTGAAGGAGAATCATATTCGTCAGTAAGCTGCACATCCTTGGTCTCTTCACTCTGGGCAGCCTTGGAGGATAAAATCTCCAGGGCTTTATGAGTCTCATACTGATAGAATGTATGAGTCTTGAGATATTCCCGAACCTCGGCCAATGTCATCGCCTGCTCGGCTCTCTTATGTTCGATGCTAACCACATTGCTATATAGAGGGAAAGCTGCCACCATCAGCCGACGGTAGGCATCTTCCGTAATCCATAGCGGATGCGTGGAGAGCAGAAGGGTCTGTATTTCGTCCATCTTGATATAAGTTTTCTACAAAGGTACATTATTATAATAGGTATAGAAAAGACCTTACCCAAGCGGATTGCGAAGCATTTTGCAGTTAACTATCAGCTTTGCCTTGTTGAGATGCTTCACGAGCTGCACCCTCGCCGGAAGGTCTTCCGTACCTATTTTATATTCCACAGGATCCTGCGAGCCACTTGCATGGCTAATGTCTGAAAGGGAAACAATAGCGTTGCGGGCAACCCTGAGTTCATTAATCGTATCATTATCGGGCAAATCGACCACGAAAGTCTTACTGCAATCCCAATACACGCCACCATTATCCTCGGTCATGGCTGGCTCAAAAGTGAAGGGATCTGCTATCAATATATCCCACTTTTCGGGGCTCCCGACGAGGGAGACACCCACAAGACAAGAAAATTCTACCATAATGCGTATTTTTAGAGTGATTATTGCTAATTTTTGGGTGACAATATTTTATACTCGGTATGTATTAAAAATAATTAAACACCGCGTTTTTTTTGGTATTTTCGCGGAATTTTAGGGCAGAGCCGCTGTCGGTAGCGATAAAAGTTCTTCAGAAGCGCATCCGACGATATCGACTTCAGATGGTACGTTCTGATGAACTCTTCCACGACATCCTGGTTGCGCTTCGGCCTTCCAAGCTCCTCATTCTCCAACATGATGCGGTGGAACTCGAAGTTGAAGAGCAGACGGATGTGCTCCTCTATCTTCTTGGCAGCCCGCTGTGACAGATAGTTGTAATAGGCAGGATCCTTGCCTGGATGGCCATCCATACAGGAACGGCGGGAAGGAAGATAGATGGTGAGGTTACAGTCTTCTTGGCCAACGCTGTTCGCATCCGGCTTGGCCATGAGATTCCACACCACGTAATACAAATCCGTGGTGTAAGGTATCTTTACTCCGCCCGTTTCGGGCTCAATTTCTAACTTTTTTTGAATGTACTCTGCCAGATATGGCTCGATTCTGACAGAAGCAATTCGTTTCGTGAGACGTTTTTTTCTTTCCATATTGTTTTTGCTTATTTTTGCGTCCTACCGTCCTACAATCCTACAAATCGTAGGTACGATAATGCAAAGATACTAAAAATCAGCGAGTTAAGCAAATTTTATCAAACATATTTTTGACCTACACACTCATTTTTTCGCGTCCTACACATCCTACAATCCTACAAATAGGGGTATTTTGTAGGAAGAAAATGTAGGAAACGGCAAAATGTAAACATTCCTTATTTCCTACAACATCCTACAATCCTACACCATTTCCTACAAATCCTACAAAACCGCAAAAACAACCTAACTAACTGATAATAAGATATATAATAGATAATAATAGTTTGAAAAGAAATGCATTTGTAGGATTGTAGGATTGTAGGAAGGTGTTTTTCTAAAAAACATTTTCGAAAAGTCGCTTTTCCCGGTTATTTTTGTAAAATTAGGGGGTACGGGGGATTTTTCGCATCTGGCAACCTTGCGTATGTAAGAAAAATGCCCACGTTCACCCTCCCGGGTTTGCGTGGGCAAAAATATGCGAAATCAACTCAAAATAAATGCTTTTTCGCTTGGTTTTCTCGAATATTTTTCGTATCTTTGTATCGTTAAATTGGGGTATTATATACCTATTGTCAGGTATGAAAATGCCGTCCTTCTAGAACGGCATTTCTCCCTTCTTTCCAGCATCGGTCTCGTCAAACGGAATGCGGCCAGGCTTGTATTGCTGGGCATTAACATCAGTATTAGACTCCCCATTCGCTTCCGGAGCGCTCTGAGGGGTATTCTCGGCAGGGATATCCCCTCGTCTGAAGTCGATGTTGTACATCTCCATAAACTTGTCATAGTCGATGATGATAGCACTGGTGGATGTAGAGCGCTCCTTGCGGACTCTTACCATCGTCTCCTGATCATCCTGCTTGGCAACCTCTACGGTCTCCTCCCAGGTGAAGCGACGTGATGGTACGGTTCCAATATATGATGGATGTGAGCGAAGATTCTGCTCCAAAGTAGATAACGTTGTGTTCTCGCTGTTGTATCCACTTCTGTCGTATATGGAGTACACGCTGCTGAGACGGAGGAACAGAACATGTGTACCAGGCTCGAAAGCGAACGTTTTCTTGTCTCCATGGGAATCCTTACCCGTAACACTCTTAGGCTGCTCTATGAGCATTTCTCGGCCAACGAGCACCTGTTTGGTATCGATCATGTTGTTGACTGCATTGAAGAACATGGCAAGCTTGTCTGTGCTTCGGATCAGAGACAGCTGGAACTTGATCTTCTCCTGCACCAGGGCAAAGAACTCCTCGTATGTAAACGGAAGCTTCAGATCCGAATATCGCTCCACCAGTTTCACCATTCCCAAGAATAAGGAAGCAGTCTTCATCAGTCGGTCCATCTCACCGGAATTGATCACATCGCTCTTCAGTTCGCTGTAGGCTTCCTGCTTGAGCGCTCTGAAGTGATCCATCACGGCAGGGCGAAGCGATAACACCTTCAGTAATACGTTAGACAGGCCGATATTCTTCTCTATATTCTTCAGCTCCTCAAACAGCTTCGTCTCTTCCGGTGTTCTGTTCTTAGGCTTCGGAACCTCGCAGATGATAACTCGGCTCATAAGAGCATTATCATCGCGCTGAGGGGTCTCCTGGCCACAGATCACCACAGGAGCAAACACCTTGTCGTTCTCGATATCTCTTCCAGAGGTTCCACGGCGCTTCTGCTTTCCATCACCATCATAAACAATACCCTTCAATGCCTGGAACTTGGTGTCCGAAATATCCTTGTTATTGTACTCATCGAGAACAACCGGAACATCACGGAATGTACCCATCATCGTACTCATGGCCGCATCCGTACCTGTATTGAGGTTAAAGATCGGGATGGTCGGGCTGATGAAGAGAGAACGGATTGATATTGCGATCTGGGTCTTACCTGAAGACATCGGTCCCATAAAGAAGGGAGCTGTGAAGAGTCGGTCCAGGCAGTGTATGTTACTTCTGAAGGCGCACATCAGGGCGAAAACGATGGCCCATTTGCCATTGTCATTAATCTTATAGACCTTATCCATCAAGGATGCCCATTTCTCGAAACTGACCTGCTTGTCGGCAGGAATATCATCGTATGTCAGCTGAGATATCAGCTCGTACTTGTCTGACTGGCGTCCGGATCCGGCGTAAATGGTTGAAAACGCAGGAAGGTAATAGTTCATGTGATTATGGGTGACGACACCCAGCTCGTTAACCTTCTCGAACACATATTTTCCGTCCTTATCCTCGTGGGCTATGCCATTGGCAAAGGCGAAAAACTGCTCATCAGTCTTCCGGCTCATTCCCTCCGACTGCTGGTTGCCATATACCTGGATCTCCCGACACTGAACGAAATGGCGGCTCATATATTCCTTGATACGTCTCCACTGCCATTCTTCTCCATCTGTGAAGTTCACGCCTTCATAGTTGATAAGAACGTCCTCGATAGTACTCATTTTCTTCAGAGAACTTGATAGCACCTCAATATATAACGGCTTATCGAAGTATCTGCGGTTCACCTTCAGTACTCGCTTATTCTGCTCGAAGTCTTCGTTGAAGATATGGAGCAGAGGAACCATATAGAAGTCTGCAACCTGAGAGAATCCACGTCCGTTCTTATTCTGGAACATATAGCAGACTGGTATGCCCTGCTTATTAAGACGAGGATAATACTTGCACTCTCGAAACATCTGTGCGTACTCTCCCTCCTTGACGTAACTGGGAACCTCGTCCCCGTCAAAATCATCATCATAGAGATCATCCTTTAGGGCATTCGCCTTCATTACATTTTTGCGCTTGCTGACGAATGGCTTCCGGATCTCGTCAAACTGGCCCTTGGATAGCCCTAATTTACTGCAGTAATGGTTCTTATTGACGGTTATCACAGTTTCCTCTGCATAACTGGTCAGTTCGATGCACCTGGTAATAATCGGCACCTTGTCACCCAGGAACCCAGACAGCAGCTCTCCATGTATGCGGATATAGAAATCGATGAAGGATTCCACCTTATCCTCGTGCATGACCCTTATCTGGGAGATACCTGCCTTATACATCTCCGCGAGTGTTGCCAGATAGGCGCTATCCTCTCCCGTGGTTGTATTGATGCTGCATCCCTCTTCTGTAGTGACGAAATAACAGCAGATACGTCTGAGGTTCTCGATATCTGTCGAGGATGGCGTGCCGGCAACATACACGATAGGATTATCTCCATATGACTCCATGAACGTATCTATCGACGAGGTTACTACAGCAGGCTCGTTGTTTCTCAGATTCTCCTTCAAGCTATCAATACCAAAGATGCCATGCTGCAGGTTTTCCTTCTTGACGCTATCTATATTACGGCGGATATCTCTTACCTTATCCTCCAGGATGGTCATTTTAGTGTCGAAGTCTCTGGCCATGGTCTTCATATACTCGAGACGGAGCCCTGCATCCTGCACGCATGCTATGAGATTTGAGATAGTGTTCATAGCTGCAGCAATAACTGCTTCATCCTTGCAGCCACGAGGAACCAGCATTCTTTTCATAGCCTTCGGGAAGGTCTCGATAGCTTCAGATAGCTTCTTTTTCGTTTCTTCCTTGCAGAGCTGGCCATAGCTGTCTGGGTCGTACCCTTTTGGCAAGCGGATGCACTTGACGCTTGCTCCAGCCTTCAGCAGCAGCTCGCAGTTCTTGACTGCAGCCTTCATGCCTGCATCATCAGCATCATATATCATGACCACAGACTGGGTGAAGCGCATGATAAGCCTTACCTGGTCGTCTGTAAATGCGGTTCCGGAGCCACCGATGACATTCTCTACCCCATATTTATGGAGGGTAATGACATCAAATTGCCCCTCGACAAGATAAGCGAACCCCTCTTTTGCGATTGCTCTCTTTGCCTGGTAGAGTCCGAAAATGTGCTGACCTTTTCTGAAAATAGGCGTCTCTCCGGTATTTACATACTTGCCGGCATTATCATTTGGAGTGACGATTCTCCCGGAGAACGCAATAGTTCTTCCTGATACATCATAGAACGGGAACATGACGCGATCCCGGAAGAAATCATAGCTTCTCCCGTCTTGAGACTTTCCTAAAACTCCGACGTCTGTGAGTACCTGAAGATCATATCCGTTCTCCGTAAGGTACTTCATAGCCACATTGCCAACAGGAGCATATCCGACACCATATTCTGCAAGCGTCTTGTCCGTATAGTCATAGCCACGACGCTTGAGGAAGCTTTCTGCCTGGGACAGGTTCCCCTGGTAGAACTTGGCAGCTGCAGCAATAGCTATGCGGCGAGATTCCAGAAGCTTATATGCAGCATTCTCTTCAGGTGTTGCCTCCTGCTCCGGAAATTCTACGTCTGCAAGCTTGCAGGCCATTCGCAGAGCCTCAGGAAATGTGATCTGGTTGTACTTCTTCAGGAAGTCCAGGACATCTCCATGTTCTCCGCAGACGAAGCAATGATAGGTCTGCCTCGTCTTGCTCACCATCATGGAAGGATGGCTATCATTGTGGAACGGGCAAATGCCCTTGTAATTGATGCCAGCCTTCGTGAGGGTGATATATGAACCGATCACGTCAACAATATCCAGTTTACTCTTGACGTTCTCGATGAAGTTTGAGTTGATTTTCATATCTTACATATTTATTGATCGAAAAGATTGAGCTGAAGGGAATCGAATGCCTCCGAGATCGTAATATTGAAATATTCGGCAACAGCCTTGTATTCCTCCGGCTTTATCGGCTTCCTCCCGAAGAACAAATCCCAATATCTCACCTGGTTAATTCCAGTCTCCCGGAAGAAGAACTTACTAGGATGGAAGTCTTCGAGATGACGGAAACGGTATTCCAACAGCTTCTTCAGCCGGTTTTCTTTTACTACCTGATGTTTGTCGTCCAATCTATGACGAAGCGCATAGAGACGCACAGCCATGACGGAGCGGCCAAGATTGGCAGATAACTCCTCTAGGCTCATCTTACCATAGTTGTCAACCAGGTAAGCCGCTTCTTTCTTGTTCCATTTTTTATTGCTCATTTTTACAGATAGGTTTATTGGCGTATTCAACATATCTTTTCTGCGGCAGGCAGAATCTACCATTGACGCAGGCTCTGCCATCTACGCATTTCATACATTCCAGGGGTGGCATCGCTATTTATTTTTGATGTGTTCGTGGTAATAAGCAGAGACTTGGGCCAGCGAACGCATCTGCAGCTTAGCCTTGATATTCTCTCGGTGGCGCTGCACCGTCTTTACCGAGATGTTTAGGCTGTCAGCAATCTCTTGTGCTCTGAATCCCTTGGAGATAAGTTCTATGACCTGCATCTCCCGATCCGTCAGTTTAGAATCTAGCTTCGGCTTGCAGATAGCACCTTCCATTCTGCACTCACCGCGAAGAGGACATTTAACCTCCTCGAAATGGAAGAATCCGTCTGCGTCAATATCAGGTGTATGAGCGTCATACTCTCCAAAGTTACATCTACAGAATCTGGAAACAATGTTAAACTCGTAAACCATGCGATTCAACTCACTTGCGGTATATAGCTCACAGAGAGCTTTGAATGCCTGAGGATATCTGTTCTTGATAACATCAAGCATCTCCTCTATAATATCTCTACTCTTCGGCGTAAGCTCTTGCACCGGCTTCCCAATCGGCTTGTACATGACATCGCCTTCTGGGGTATTGTAAAACTCTATCGACTCCATACTATTGACAATTAGGAAAAAGTTCGCTCTCCTGCGTACCAAGATATCCAGAGACAAGACCTCTGCATAGAGCGTTCGGCTCGGACTTGCCCTGTATCCATCTATAGACGGAACTATTAGACACTTTGCATAAGCTAGCAATCTCCTCCACGGTCTTGGTTCGTGGATAAGGGAGACTTTTCATGTACTCACTAAAACCCATTTTATTAAATTTTTGTTTGAAATTAGCATTATGTGCGATATTTTTTGTATATTTGCACCGTGCGAAACATTCGCACGCTGC